GCAATCCCACACGTCAAGATCTGGAGCGAGCCAGAGCAGACCGGCGAAGAATGGTTCTCGACGCTATCAGAGGCGCAGCAGAAAGAGATGATGGGGGCACAAACATGGCAGGCCTGGAAAGACGGCAAGTTTGAATTATCCGATATGGCAACACGGCGGCATGACGATGTGTACGGCGAGATGCTGGCACGTACGCCGCTTCAAGATTTGATAGGAAACGGCGTCACAGATGAATCAATTACGCAAGATTATGACACGGTTGAAACAGGAAAGCCTATAAAAGACCAAACCGTCTATCGTTACGGGGACGATAGCGGAAAAGTGTCGTTTTATTCGCTTGAGCGTGATTATGCGGAAGAATACGCCAGCGTGAGGGGCGGCGTAGCAAGTGATGTTAGAAAAACGAGCGTAAATATAAAAAATCCGCTTGTTGTCAATGTTTCATCAATAAATTTTTCTGATCCTGATTATGAAAACCCAATAATCGAAAGAGCAATGAGATCAAAACATGACGGAATAGTTTTTGTATCTGATGACGGCTACGACAGATTTTTTGTCAAATTTAATAAGTAATGGCGCTGAACCGCCTTACAGGATTAACTAATTGGAGGATTACATGGAAGACCCTAAAACCGAGACGGTTGAAGTTACAGCGCAGGACGTTGTAACGGCGGTTGACGAAAACCAGCCTGAAAAGTTTGACGAGGCGCGCGCGATGGAGCTCATCCGCAAGCAGCGTGAAGAACTGAAGCAGGCAAAGAAAGCGGCAGCTGAATTGGAACGCTATAAGCAAGCGGAAGAGGTTCGCAAGCAGGCGGAAATGTCAGAGACAGACCGTTTGAAGATGGAACTTGAACGCGCGCAAAGCGAACTAAAAGCTAAGACCGTACGCACAATGCAAATCGAGGTGGCAGCGAAGTTAGGTCTGCCTGCCGCGTTATCTGACAGACTGAAAGGCGAGACGCTGGAAGAGATGGAAGAAGACGCGAAGGCAATCTTAGAAGTGCTGCCCAAACAAAAAGCCGCACCGAACACGGGTACTACGAATCCAGGTGAGCAAGCCTCGAAAGAGGAAACGCGTGCACAAAAGCTAACGCGACTCACCGGTGGTGAAGTTGACATCTGGAAGGGCGGCGGAATCAACTGGGGTCCAGACAACCCCTTGTAAGGAGTAATACATTATGGCTGCATCAACTTATGATGACATCAAAACACTGGTTGCAAACGTTTACGAACTTGCGCTGTTTACCGCGCAGGAAGGCAACGTACTCGCACCACTGGTAACAACTTTCGGCGACTATCAGGGTCTCGCACCCCGCGTCTACGGCGAATACAGCGGCGGTACTTTTAGCACCATCGCTGGCACTGCGGATATGACCGCTTCAACCTTCAGCGCAACCGCTGGGGGCACAATCACGCCTTCAACCTACGGTCAGCAGATCACGTTGACTATGAACCGCATCAAGAGCGATCCTGCCGGCGCACAACGTGACGCAGGTCGTTACTTGGGCGAAACTGCTGCCGCCCACATTGACACCAATCTTGCTGGCACGTTATCTGGCTTGACCGGTGGCACTATCGGAACAGCAGGCGGCACTTTGACTTGGGCAAACATCTTCAACGCACAAGCTATTATGCGCGGGAACAAAATCTACGGTCGTTACTCGGTCGTGATCCACCCGATGCAATGGTACTACCTGACCAGTGCGTCAACTGGCGTGCCTACTCTCATGCAGAGCGAGGATTTGAAGAACCGCTTTATGAGCGGATTTTACCAAGCCTCTCTCGACAACATGGACTTCTTCGTTGACGCGAACATCGCAGCTGGTACTGCATCAGTTGGCGCAATGTTCAGCAAGGAAGCCCTTGCTCTTGACATTCGTCAGGGGTTCACCATCAACCCGCAATGGGATGCCTCATTCGCCGGTGTCGGCGCATGGGAGCTCAACGCTTCGATGGTTTACGGCTTCGGCGTATATCGACCTACCTACGGCGTACAGCTCGTGGGCAAAGCAACCTAGAAATTGACTTGATGGGCAAGGATAGAGCGTATACCTCGACAAACGGCATGCTCCACCGCTTCCTTGCCCTATCGGAGCGCAAGCTGGAGGCTTGAAAAAGATATGAGAATCAACTGGTTTAGCAATTCACCCGCAGCCTGCACTGGTTACGGCAATCAGACGAAAATCTTTACTCCGCGATTAGCGAAACTGCTTGACAAGGGGCTTTCGATTACAGCGTTCTATGGCGTACAAAGCGGCGTGCTGAATATCAACGGCATCAAAGTATATCCGAGTTTCAAACACCCTTACGGACAGGACGTTATCGGTGCACACGCTGTTTGGGATCAGGCAGACGCGGTTATTACTCTGCTCGACATTTGGGTGGTGCAGTCTGAAAACATTCCGATGCCGTGGTTCCCCTGGTTCCCGATCGATCATGAGCCTATTCCGGCTAACGTGCTGGCATCGGCAAGGAAGGCAACCAAAGGAATCGTCATGAGCAAGTTTGGCAAGCGCATGGCGGAGCAAGCAGGGCTGGATGTGTGGTACGTGCCTCACGCGGTTGATACCAAGATATTCAAGCCGTTAGACCGTGAAGAAGCACGCGATCATCTGGAATGGCCACAGGATAAGTTCATTGTTGGAATGGTCGCAGCGAACAAGGGCAATCCTTCTCGCAAGGCGTTCTATGAGCAAATTGCCGCGTTTGCTGCTCTACACGCCGCCCACCCTGACACGATGCTTTATTTGCACACCGATGATGGTACTCACGGCGGTGAAGTTGTGAACCTTGTCAAGTTCGTCAACCGGATGGGATTGAAGATTGGCGAAGACGTAAAGTTCTGCGACCAATACATGTATGGGTTAGGCTTTCCCGACGAGTACATGGTTGATGCTTACAACGGAATGGACGTGCTGACGAACGTTGCGCTCGGTGAAGGGTTTGGCATTCCAATTCTGGAAGCGCAGGCTTGCGGAACACCGGTGATTGTTGGCGACTGGACTTCGATGTCTGAGTTATGTTTTGCCGGTTGGAAGGTTGACAAGGCAGAGGCGTTACCGGTCTATCACGACTTCTTTGACGCGTTCCAATGGCAGGCGACCACAGCGGCAATCTACGACCGATTGGAACAAGCATACGCAGCGAAGGGTGATTACGACTTGCGCAATCAGGCACGACGAGGCGCACTGCCTTACGATGCCGATGACGTGACACGCCAATACTGGAAGCCGGTGCTGAAAGAGATGGAGCAGATTATCAACAATAAAGGCTCTGTTAGTTTCGAGCAGGTGGTAAAAGCATGAGCACACTTCAATTAGGCTGCGGAATCAGACCGATAGAAGGTGCGGTCAACCACGACAAGGAAAAGCACTCTGATTTCGTTGACGTAGTGTGGAATTTGGACATAATGCCCTGGATTTGGGGCGATGAAGAGTTTGACAAAATCATCGCGCTTGACGTTATGGAACACATAAAACGCGAAGTCTACGAATGGCTTGACGAATGCTGGCGGATATTGAAGCCAGGTGGGCAACTGGTATTACGTTTACCCGCTTGGGATCACGAAAGTAGCCATCGAGACCCAACACATCGGACGTTCTTTCATCCTGAGACCTTTTCATACTGGGATAAGCGTACTGAATGGCACAAAAACTACGGATGGTACTACTACCAAAAATCGAACAAATGGTGGATTCAAGAACACGTTGAGCCGCGAGATGCAGGTGCAAACTGGTTTTACATTCTGAAAAAGGATAGCGAATGAAACGTGCCATTGCCACCTTCGGAGTAGGCAAGTGTGAACCGATGCTGAATATTGCGTTACCGTCATTCAAGGCATTCGCAAAACGCCACGGATATGACTTGTTTGTTGCTGACAAAACAGGGATGGCGCGCCCGCCTGCTTGGTACAAAATCCCGATGTTGCAAACATTGCTGGCTGACTACGACGAAGTATTGTGGCTGGATTCTGACACGGTGATTGTGGACGGACGCGAGGATATGAATGTGCCTGCGGAAGCATGGCAAGCGGTTGTTATTCACAAAACGTATGAGGGCGAATCGCCGAATTTGGGCGTTTGGCTGGTTAGGAAAGCAATGTTGCCTTACCTGCAACAAGCGTGGGATTTGACGGAGTACATCCAGCACCGATGGTGGGAAAACGCGGCGGTTATAGATTTGATGGGCTTTGATCCTGCTTATCCTGTTATCCCTGCGATACCGAATGAATTGTACGCTCACACTCACAGGCTTGAAAATTGGTGGAATTCTACGCAGGTAGACCAATGGGCGGTGCATCCGGCGCGTATCAATCACATTGCGGCTTGTTATAGCAACAAAACCGAAGTAATGGCGGTTTGGGCACAAGATGCCCTGAAGTGGATGGAGGAATAATGGCACGAACAGGAATGCAGACGCTAATTGACACGGTACGCGGGTTTGCCAACGCCGCCCCTGACGAATGGGAAGTTTCGACCGACTCGTCTATCGTCACCTATTGGAGTGATGATGAAATCCAGCGCGTGTTAGACCGGCACAAGGTCGAGCACATTCACGCGCCGCTTGAACCGGTCACCTCTTATTCAGGCGGTAGCGCGGTTGTGTTGCAATATCGGACAGGGATTGGCAACATTGAAGGCGGCACGTTAT